AGATGTCTTAAGCACATCCTTTTGATGTTGAAATGGTTCGGTTTTAAACTTATACATAATATCCCATAAATAAATATCCCATTATAATATCGAATTATAGAATTATTTGCAATAGTGTTGACATAATTATTTTTATCAATTACATTTATTCTACATTTGTTTAAATTTTTTATTCAAGTGACTCCAATGTGGTCTGGGTGACCAGACCACGACATAAAGTAAGAAAGGATAAGTATGAATACAGTTTATGTGGTGCAGGAAAATCCAAAGGTGGATATTATATCTGCTACAAAGTATGGAGAGCTTATACCACTAGCTAATCCAACAGAACAACTACATTTAAATCCAAGTAGAATTATTAGCCAATTTAAAAGAAAGCTTACTAAGTTTTCAGACAACGATTATTTATTGTTGCTTGGCGATCCTGCTTTGATTGGTGTGGCAGTTACTGTTGCCAGTGATGTTAATAACGGTAAGGTTACTGTTTTGAAATGGGATAGGATAGAAAAAATGTACTACCCAGTCAAACTTTCCTTTCGTGGTGGCATTGGAGATTATCAATAATAAACCTGACAAGGAGGTATGTGTAAAATGAACGAAGAAATATGGAAACAAGCCGAAGCAGATGCAGATGAATTTAAGGACTTATCTACTCAAGGTGGAAAAGATCTTAGCGATCTGATAAAGCAAGCCAGTACTGTTAACAAACAAATAGATGTTTTAGAAGAAGAAGTAAAAATTTTAAAGCAAAAAAAGAATAGTTATTTGTTTGATTTAATCCCTGCGAAAATGGCAGAGATGGGTATGGATAAAGTAGAGGTAAATGGTAATGCCGTTTCACTTGCTACTTTTGTAAGTGCCACAATGCCAAAAGATCCTATTCAAAGGGAACAAGCTATATTGCACTTGCGTGATATAGGAGCCTCGGACTTCATCAAAAACGAAGTGACAGTAAAGTTTGGTGTCAATGAGGATAACAGAGCTCGTTCTATTCAATCAGAGTTAGAAGAAAAAGGAATGGATACAACGGCAAGAGTGTGGGTAGAACCATCTACACTAAAAAAATTGGTTCGTGAAAGAGTAGAGAATAATCAAACCATCGATATGGAATTATTCAATGCTCATGTTGGTCAAATCGCTAAAATCAAAGGAGGTAAAGATGAGTAAGACTAATAATAAAAAAGCAGTAAGCATCCTAGAGGAAATGTCAAAAGACTCTGGTGGTGGTTTTGAAGAGGTAACATCTTCTGATGTTCAAATACCTTTCGTAAGAGTTATACAAGCAATGAGTCCACAGATTAAAAAATCTGACTCTGCTTTTATTAAAGGTGCAGGACAAGGAGATATTTTTAACACAGTAACAAAACAATTCTGGAGTGCAGAAGATGGTATATTAGTTATACCTACTTACTTTCAACAGAAGTTATTAGAGTTTGTTCCTAGAGAACAAGGTGGTGGTTTTGTTGGAGAGTTAAAAGCTTCATCTGAAGAAGTTAAAAAAGCACAAAGAAATGATATGGGTGCAGAACTTCTGGAAAATGGTAATGAGTTAGTAAGAACTGCTCAACACTATGTGAAGATAGTGCACGAAGATGGTTCTCTTGAAAATGCAATTGTGGATATGAAAAAAACACAACTTAAAAAATCAAGAGGATGGATGAGCATTATGATGATGCAAAAACATAATGGTAAAACATTACCTTCTTTTTCTCAGATATACAGATTAAAAACTGTAGAAGAAGGAAACGATAAAGGGTCTTGGTATTCTTGGTCTATTCAACACGAAAAAATGGTTGAAGAGATAGAAAGTTATAATGATGCTAAATCATTTCATACTAGTATCAAGAGTGGAGAGTTAACGGCTTTACCACCTACTGATGCCAATAAAGACGAAGTACCATTCTAATTGTGAGGAGTGCCCCCTTCGGGGGGCATACTTAGTATGGAGTCACTTACAAAAAAATTTTATGAACTGTTCAAAGGTTTTTCAAATGCACACGGTCAAACAGAACTTATTGACTCTAAAAAACACGGCAAACAAATGTCAAAGAGTTACATTGTCCGTGAGCCGTTGTCTTTGGATTTAGTACAACAACACCTTGATGGAAAAAAAGGTATCGGCAGTATACCTATCGATGAAAATAATCAATGCCGTTTTGGTGTATTAGATATTGATGAATACAATTTAGACTTACAAGGTTTAGCAAAAAAAATTAAAAAATTAAAATTACCATTGACTTTATGTAGATCAAAAAGTGGTGGTGCACATCTATATATATTTTTAAGTGAGCCTATATCGGCAACAGAAATACGAGATAGATTAGCCGAGTTTGCATCGGCATTAGGATATGGAAACTGTGAGATATTTCCAAAACAAGAAGAAGTTATTGTAGAAAGAGGAGATGTGGGAAACTTTATTAACCTGCCATATTTTAATTATAAGTATACAATGCGATATGCTATAGGAAATAATGGTCAAGATATAACACTAGAAGAATTTATAAAGAGGGCAGAAAAAAATAGAATTACAATAAAAAAACTAAGAGACATTGTGATAGGTACAAACAATGATATACTACCTTCAGGACCACCTTGTCTTCGGCAGTTGACAGAGTTTGGTATACCAGAGGGTGGTAGAAATAATACAATGTTAAATATAGGACTGTACTATAAAATGTCTTCACCAGAAAATTGGAAAGACTTACTTGAGAAACATAACAATGAAAATTGTAATCCACCACTTCCTGCAAAAGAAATTGTAACAATACAAAATCAATTAGAAAAAAAAGAATATTTTTATGCGTGTAAGCAAGAGCCTTTAAAAAGTCATTGCAATAAATCGTTATGTAAAACAATGAAGTTTGGTGTAGGTACAAGTTTATCTATGCCTACTATCGGAGGTCTTACAGTTGTAGAGTCTGAGCCACCTGTTTGGTTTTGCGATGTAGATGGACATAGATTAGAACTGTCTACAAAACAATTACAAATGCAGGTAGATTTTCAAAGAGCTTGTATGGAGCAAATGTATAAGATGCCTGCAAGATTAAAAGAGTCAGACTGGAGAGAAATGGTAGATGCCTTGTTAGCAAATGCTACAAGAATATCTGTACCAGAAGAGTTAACAACCAAAGGTCAGTTTCAAGAATTATTAGAAATGTTTTGTACGGCTAGATTACAAGCAAGAAGTCCAGAAGAATTAATGACAGGTAAACCCTGGACAGAAGATAACTACACACATTTTAAGTTGAGTTCTTTGCAGGAGTTTTTAAAAAGACATAACTTTACTACATATACTAGAGGTCAAATAACAGAGCGACTAAAAGAAATGAACAATGGAGAAGAGGCAGACAAACAATATAGATTTAAAGACAACAAAAATAAATGGCAGACCGTTCGTGTTTGGTTTATACCAGAAATAAAAAAAGGAGATGTAGAGTTTCCTAAAGTAACTATAGATGATGAGGAGCCACCGTTTTGAAGAAAACAATTTTAGGACCGCCAGGATGCGGTAAAACACACACCAACTCTAAACTAGTAAAAGAGTTTATTGAAAAAGGTATTGATCCTTCAAAGATTGCCAATGTTTCTTTTACAAAGAAAGCTGCAAATGAAAGTAAAGATAGAGTGTGTAGTGATTGGGGGATAGTGGACAAAGATTTACCATACTTTCAAACATTACATTCGATGGCATTTCACGCACTTGGATACAAAGTAGATGATGTTATAAGAGGATCTGATTTAAAAAAAATATCTGAAGCAATAGGTTTAGATTTTACAACACAATCTAAAGATGCAGAAAATGATTTTGATATGGTGGGTTATAAAAAAGGTGATGTATATTTAAATCTATATCATTTGTATAGAAGTAAAACAACATCGTTAGAAGAAGTATTTCAACAAGAGGGAAACTATGATTTAGATTATGGAGAACTTTTACGAATGATAGAAACCTATGAAGATTACAAAAAGAAAAAAGGCAAGATAGATTTTACAGATATGATTTCTGAGTTTATAAAAAAAGGAGAGTGCCCAGATATAGATGCATTGTTTGTCGATGAAGCTCAAGACTTGTCTACACTACAATGGAAGATGGTAGATGTACTTAGACAAAACCCAAAGATACAAATTTTTACTGGAGATGATGATCAAGCAATTATGAGTTTTCAGGGAGCCGATGTAAAAAGTTTTTTAAAAGCAACAGAAGAAAAAGAAGTATTAACACAAAGTTATCGTGTACCAAAAGAAGTTTGGAGTTTAGCACAACAGATTGTAACAAGGATAGATGGTCGAGCATTAAAACAATGGGAGCCAAGAGATGAAAAGGGTTCGGTTACTTATCATTATAATTTATCAGACGTTCCAATAGATACGGGCGAGTGGGTAATACTTGGTAGAACAAATAGAATTTTAGATAGATACGCTGCAAGTTTAAAAGAAGAAGGTTGGATTTACAGTAGACACGATCATCCTAGTATTCCTAAAAAAATGTATGAAGCTATTTTAACGTGGGAAGATTTATGTAAAGGCAAAGAAGCAAATATTACTAGTGTAAGAAATTTATATTCTTATATGTCCGTAGGAGAAGGATTTAAAAAAGGATGTGGCCCTACATCAAAAGCATTTAGACAATTTGATGTAGATCAAATGTTAAACCTACATATATTAGAAGAAAAAGTAGGATTACAAATGGGTAAAGAATTTAGATGGCATCAGGTGTTAGGTAAGATTGGATTACAAATGCAACACTATGTTTTGAATGCATTGAAAAGAGGAGACAATGTAAAAAAACCTAGAATAAAATTAAGCACGATACATTCTATGAAAGGTGGAGAGTGTGAAAATGTTTTACTCATACCAGATATATCGTATGCCGCTAGTAAAGAATATCAAAGAGATCCATCAACAGAGCATAGAGTGTTCTATGTTGGTGTAACCAGAGCAAAAAAGAATTTACATATTATGCAACCACAAACAGAAAGGTACTATCAATTATGACAGACGATACAGAAAACAATGAACTATGGGACAAGGGCAGTGAACATTATAAAGATTTAAAAATACAACCGTCTCAGTTTATAAACAAAAACGAATTAGGTTTTGCAGAAGGTAATGTGATTAAATACATTTG